ACGAGCGCCATACATAATGCGACTTGACTAGGTGTAATTGGATGGTCGAGATATGCCGACCACAGATCACTGATCCTTTTATGGTTTGTGTAAGGATGACCATAGACCGCTCCCCTTGTATGGACCAAATCGACAACATCGGCCAACAGCTTCTCAGTTTTTGTCATAGTCAAATACCTCATCTGACTTTAACTTGGTGTTCATTAGTCTGCGATGAGATTCCCAGCCTTGCGCACGGCCTTTCCAATAACCATTCTGGAATGCGGTGTCTTTGATTTCATAAATAATCCAGGCAATAGTTGTAATTGCCACTATTCCCCACATTAAAATATATCCAAAGTCTTGCAATTCAGCGTACATTTGTAGCCCTATCTGTCCGCATACTTTGCGGTACAGGCATAGTGTTGCACCTGTGTATGACTTTGTGGATTATTTAATAGATTATTTTGATAACGATTTGATAACGTTATGCGTAGAGTTTTCCAAGCGCTGTGAATGAGCCATCCTTGTTTATTGGCACCAGGGTTGGTGTCAGGGTCTTACCTACGGCTTCTAGTATAGCAATACCCATCTGCCAATTAGCGCTTCCATAGCGTAAATAAGAGGCTTTTTTACTATCCATAAGATTACCTACCTCAACCCCATATAAGGCCCTGTAATGGCTTCCTACGCCCTCTGCATAGGCACTCATACCTAGTCTGTGGGTGTGGCCACACAATACTGATTTACCCCATTTTTTAGCCAGGTTAAGAGCTGTGATACCTGCGTGCTGGCTCATATTGCCCTCGTCTCCGTGGGCTAACATCCAGCCTGGGTGAAACTCGTAAGCAGTTTTGTGGTACTCCATACCCATACCTTTGAATCCCATAAAGGCTGGGTATTGTAATTCGGGTAGGCTGATTAACCCAGGCACCTTAAGCAAAGTGTTATATAAGCGATCAGTATGATTACTGCGGATAATATGACACTCTCGGCTGTACTCACTGAGATCCCACAATATCGACTTAGTAAGTTCCCGATCATCGTGAATGGTTTGCCTATAAGCCAAAGGTGTGCCTTCAGCCCATTTGCTAATTGTGTTAAAGTCAATTTCATCGCCAACCACCAATACTGAGTCAAACTTTTCCCGCCTTGCTAACTTGATAACATTCTTTACAGCTACCTCGTGATGGAATGGTACCTGCAGATCGCTGATTACCAGGTAGCGCTTAATCGTCTTCCTCATCAGGAGTAGGGATAATTGGGATAATTCCCTTGTCGCCTACAATCCAGTCAGGCATTGACTCTGGGCTATCCATTAGATACAGCGCAACAGATTCACTAAACCCTGCTTTGCGTGCAGCTTTGAACATCTCGTGCTTGGCAATATAAAACACTTCTAACTTAGATAAAGGGTCAGGTGATTTACGCACCTTGCGCCTGTTAATTTTTCTACGCTTACGTGTAGTTGCCATAGTTAAAATTATCGCTTACTGATTAAGACAAAGAGATCATCAACACGCTGTTCAAGTCTTGTTAATTGATCCTTCATACTAGAGCCACCATTCGGGCGCAACTCATTAAGCCAGCCTTTAACTAGAAAACGTAATCCGACTAGCCCGCCTGATAGCACGGCGATAACGCCAGCGCCAAAGCCAGCCCACTCTGTAGGTGTCATTTGACATCGGCACCGATGCCATAAGCATTATCGGATTTGTCTAAAGCCCTAACCGCTGGGCCTGCTAAAGCTGAAATAACTACAGCTACGACAGGATCTAATCCCAGTTCATTACTTGCTAAGAATGTTAAGAATGAAACTAATACGCCACGTGCGTATGACTTTAGTACAGCTTGTTGCTTTTTACTTATCTTCATATCTTGCCCCCTATTAGTGGTATATCGAATGGCGTGCCATTTAGATCGCCTAGTGTTGTAAAGCTGATATGTATGTGCTTCTTATGTGGGTTGATGCCTTTGTACTTACGCCACTTCCAATTTAATATCTTCGAGCATATTCGCCCGTTAAAGATGACGTATAATATGCGTGGATCCGATTTGGCTGCGATTCTGATTTGGTCAGCCAAATAAGGTGCGACCCCATCGGATGGCTCCAGCCCAGAATCAATATCAATTGCTCGTACATACCCAAACTTGTCTGGATTATGATCTGATTTTCTGGCGGAGTGACGGCTATCGCCCACCCACCCATCACTGGCAGTACGCCTATCTGGAAACCACGTATCAACTTGATCTCTTAACTGCACACCAGCTGCACATAATTTAGGATTCATTACGCTGCAGGTTTACCTAGTGTAAGCCCTTCGGGAATTGGTTTGCTGTATTCCCATTTAAGAATATAAGCGCCAATGCCATCTGAATCATCTCGTAAGTTAATAACACCTGTGATTGGGTAAAAATCCTCATCTGTCAATTCAGGATAAGCAATTCTAATAACTTCCCATAGTTCCATAATCATGCCCCTAAATAAGTCATATTGAAAAATGAATTGCCATTTCCGCTAATTGCGTTCAAACTACCGCCAGAATCTTGATACATAAATAATTGGAAATAATCAGTTGCAACCGCTGCAACAGTTTTATTAAATACCATAACAGGATAAGCGCTTGCCCCTTGATTGTTGATAATATACTCGATAACAACAGTTCCATTTTTCTTTAAAGTAGCGGCTCTAATTCCCGTTGCATTTTGTCCGAAAGTTGCTTGCGCTGTAATTAAAAAATAACCATCTTTACCTGATGGAATTGTTATTCTATCGGTATTAGTTGAATTGCTATGATAACTGTCAGTATCAAAATTTTCATCAACCCAAGTGATTGCAACTTCTGTGGTATTGGCAATGCTTTGGTTTGCTGATTTGTAAAGTGAAACGCCTGAAAAAGTTGCACCGCCTGCGGGGGTTGCCCAAGATGGCACGCCACCTGCAACAGTTAAAACCTGACCAGTTGAACCAATACCTAATCTTGCTGGCGTTGATCCGCTTGATGAATAAATTGTGTCGCCAGTAGTTGTCATTGGGTTAGTCATACCTGTTGTATCTAGGTTTGCCCAAGCACTGCCAGTGTAATATGTGGTCACGTTTGTATCTTTAAGATATGCAAAATTACCTTCTTGTGGTGATGTTACAGCTGCATCTCTCGCGGCGGCACTGGCAAAAACCCAGACACCTTGCATCAAGTAGCCATCAACATCGGCAGCGGTTAATACCTCGCCTGTTGTAAAGTCCTTAAATCCTAATCCAGCGGCCATTATTTCTCCTTAGTAACTGAGCACATTATAGTCTAAAGTGCCGTATATATTGTTATTTAGAATCAGTGCATCGATGACTGGTTCAAGGGTCGTAAAGAAGACCCTAAAGCTGTTGGGTGTGATTGTTGTAGCCACGCCAAATATCTGCAAGGTGTTGTCTAGGGTAGATCCGCCTGGCTGAGTAGTAACAATTCTGATTGGGTCAAAGAAGTCCAACTCTAAGGCTGCAATAATGCCTGAATTGTAATTGTCTGTGTATAGGTCCAACTCGATTCCATCGCATCTCACGCTGGTTTCTGCACGGCTGGCGACATAAGCCTGTGCGTAGTCGAGTGCTATTGCGTCGGTTTGCATTAAAAGGTCTTGCAGGTTGTAGCTGTGAATAAAGTATTTGTCGATACTTGCTTGATTTATTGCCGTCTGTGGCGAACCACCCGTACGGCTAATTTGAGCAGAGTTAAAGATCAAGTCATCATCTAATTTCCACATAGCGTTGGCATATGCGATACCTGTGCCATCATCATTAAAGGTAGTTACTGTGCCACCGATTGATCCTGCCGTTACTGCTCTATCTTGAAATACAAACTCTCCGTCTGTGTTTACATATAGCGCCCCATATTCGGATGTAGCCACAGTAGTCATAGCATCTAGGGAAGTACGTGCTGTGCCTGGATCTGCCTGCATAGTAGTCAAACCTGCATCAACATCACGCATAGTCGCTGGCCAGTCAATTTGATCTAATATTTGGTTAATTCTTGTGCCTGATAAATCGCCAGCACTAGCACCAGTTACTGTAGATATTTGTGCGTTAGAAGCCAGGCGGAATGCATCAACAGCCGTAATCGTAGTGTAGGCAACTTCTGTTGCATCCTTCGGTTGAGTATTAACGTATGAAGTAATAAACCCTGAAAATAGGCTATAAGTGGTAGCACCATAAGTAGCAGAGATTTGCACCTTCTTCATCGGTGTCAGCAATTCGTAATATGGCCCAGACGGATTAGTCGGGTTAAAATCTCCGTTTTGATCTACTATGCGTAAAGTTAATTGCCCTGTTTGAAATTGATCTGCCAAAGCATTACGGCCTCGGCTAGTCTGTATTAAATTAACTTGATCTGATACATCAACAATTAAAGCTGCAGAGTCTCCTAATATGTTTACGTCTAATATTCCAGTACCCAAGATCATAGCCTGAGCAAAACTTGGCCCAGTCGAGAAGTTAATTACTGCATTGATTGTTGGTACAGCCATTACTGGATAGTTCCCGCTGGTACTAACTTGTTGCCATATTTAAGATTTACTCGTACTAACTCGCCAATGGCAGCCACCAATTTGTCACTGCTAGCGTTTGGATCAAGGGTTAATGTAGCTGTAGTTTGTTGGGTAGCGGCGGCTGTAGAAGCAATTTGTGCGCCCATATTAGTTACACCTTGTGGCAGTCTAACAAACTCATCTGGTGCAATTTGATTACGGCCACGGCCAGTTAATTGTCCTAAAGAGTTAAACAACGCTGGCATACCACTAGACAAGAAGTTTAAAGCACCTGCAGCTGTAGTGGCAGAAGTAGCCAAAGCATTAGCGGCGGCAACAGCGCCTAACTCAGCATTGTATTTCTTAGCTAAAGCCTCGTTATTGTCTAAGATTGCCAGTTGCGCCCTTAGGCGTAATTTAGTCTCTTCATCGGTTGCCTGGTTAAGTGCCAAGGTTAATCCTATGCGCTCTACATCAAACTTATCTTTTAGTTTATCTACTTCTGATTTAGCCTTAGTCGCTGCAGTTTCCGCCTTCTTTGCATTTGTTAAATCTTTAGATGCTTTAGATTCTAAGCGTAATTGTTGCAAATAGATTCGGCTGGATGATCTGCCCTCAGCGTTAGATGGTGCAGTACGTCTTCTTTGTGCTGCGCCTATCTCGGAGAATCCTGCAAGGTAAGCACCTAATACTGGGATATTCTTTACATCAAATAATGCGCCACCGACTTTAGTATTACCAATTTCTTTAAGTTTGCTAATTAAAACGCTCACGCCCAAGATTGCATCTGCAGTGCTTTGTGCAAAGTTATCCATGAGGTCTGTAGCTGTGCTAATGCTTGTGTCTTTACCTAATAAAGCCAAGGCATCTAATAAACCTTTGCCTATTGTCTCCTGGGCATTTGCGGCAGCAACAGTAAGTAAACTCATCTTGCCTGCGTAAGTATCTAATCTAGCCGCTGCTTGGCCTGCAAACTTTTTATTAAGTTCGCCCATGATCTTATCCATGTCGCCAGTTTTAAGTGTGGCCTTGCTTATGCCTGCGCCTAGCCTGCTAAGAGCTGTGGTTTGACCTGCATACCCTTTTGCTATGGCTTGACTGACTTCGGCAACCGATTTGCCTGTAGCTGCACTTATATTTAGGGCTGTTGATAAAGCGTCTTGACTTCGAGCAATTGAGCCAGTAACTGTTAAAATTGATTGAAACGCTGGTCTTAATTCATCATCTAAGACACCAGTAGCCGCTTGTAGATTAGCGATATATTTTTCTACGCCAGGTGCGCTAAATTGATAACCAACATTTTTTAATTGTTGCTCTAATGCTTTAGCTGCTTTCTCGTCTTCCATAAATGCATTAACAGCATTCTTGCTAAACTGCAATAGTTTTTGAGCGCCAAATACTGTAGCAAACGTGCCACCTAATTTTCTAACACTTTTATCAAAGGCGCTTATTTCTTTCTGACCTTTTTTTAGCCCACTGTTATCAAAGGTGCTGACTGCGCTTACAATTAAATTGGCCATTATGCCGCCCTGCGTATTTTTGTTTTATTGTTAAAATCTATCGCAACTGTGTTAATGGCTTTGACTACTGCTGGAATAACTCTGTTAGATTCTTCAAACCAGGCTCGATAAATTAAACGACCTTTTTGCTTACCTTCGCCTTTCATTTGGCTAATAGATTCAGCAGATTCTATAAACTGTATGCCAGCGTTGGGATTTAAACTTTCTGATTCGGATGATCCCCTACGATTTTTACGGCCAGCAGTTTCAAAGATTGCGCCAGGTGCTGACACGTTTGATACATAAAAAGCAGCTTTGTAGCCAGAGCGATTTGTTCTATTTGTACCAGCATTGTATTTGATAAGTCTTTTGGATAAAGAATAATCATAAATTGGAAATGGTCTATAATTACGATAACCTTTTATTCCAAATTCACTTATATCAGCAGGTGGTTTGACCCACCCACTTAATACTTCATCCTGGCGTGGTAAATATCCACGTGCTTTATCTCTAACAATAAGCATAGCTGTTTTAATGTCTTGTGACATTTTCTTATTTAATTCTGGTTCCAGTTTTCGCATAGCCTTCTGGAGTTGCTTAACGCCGTTTGCTACGACTGGCATTTTTGATCTCCTTAGCTCTATCTGTCAATACCTGGATTATTGCTAGATACATTTCAGTATCCATATCAATAAACTCGCTAGGCGGTATCCCAGTCTCTACTGCTAATTGCGCAATAGTGTAAACAATAGATGACCGCTCAACTATTTTTTTTCTTCGTCTAGTACCTCAACGGTCTCTAAAGTGTCAATAAACTCAGATCCCCATAAAGGTATTTGAGCGCCAGCCCTGCGTAAACATTCATAAGCAAGGTAGAATATTTCAGTCTGACGCTCGTGTTCCCTTAAAATCTTGCTAATTCCTGAGCCATATTTCTGTTCAAAGTTATATTCAATTCCTGGCGTTATTCTGTGCTCTGAGACTTCGCCATTAGCCCTTGTAATCTTTAACTTTGCCATTATTACTCCTTAGTTAGAATGCCACCGATGGGGACACTGTTACTGCGGAGTTTATAGTAAATGTTACAGATGAGGTAGCGATCTCAGCCACGCCGCCCTGACCTAGTGGAGTTAGGTTATTTACCAAAATTGAGAATTGGTAAGATGGGTTTGCTGCTGATACTGCTGTGCCTTTAACTGTAATCATTGAAACAGAGATTGTTTGACCAAAGCAGTCATTCAAAGTTTGCATTACCTGAGCAGATGCCCAGTCATTAATAAAGTCAAGTGTTAAAGTGCCAGATTGTAAACCTGCCACAAACTTGTGGGCTGTGTCGCCCATAGCTGTTACTTCTAGCTCATCCGCTACCTGGTTAATTACTGCATTGGTTACGTATGCAGAAATGTCAATAGAAGGTGTTGTCTTGGCTGCTGCTGTTGCCAACTTAACACCAACATTGTTATTTAAATAGATTGCCATTGTTATTCCTCATCTTTCTTTGTTTGTGCAGTTGGTTTTGGTGCTTCTTTGATCTGACCTGTCTTAATTAAGAAGGCTAAGTCTTCTGCTTGTGTGCTCATTTTAACTCCAGCTCGTTAGGATTGATACGGTTATTTCTGATGTTAATAAATCTCCACTAGCTGCGTTTGTAATAGCTGGAGCGGAGACACTTGATATGTTATAGACCAGGGCCGATGCCGCTAGTTTAGTTACTACTGCCACAATAAAGTTTTCCATACCTAGCAAGTTGCCTTGGTTATCAAATGCAGGTGTGGTTATTAAAATCTTAAAATTAGCTAGGGGTGCAATACTTGTCTGGCTGTTATTGCTTGGCACGATGTAATCTGGTGCTGGAGTAATAACTACGCTGTTGGCTAATAAAGTTGCAGGTGGGAATGCAAAGGTAGACCACACGCCTGCGTTGGCAAGTGCTGTCGCTAGAGTGCCACGTAATGTGGAGATTGCTGCCATTAGCCCACCAGTGATGCAGGGCTAGCGTAAGGCTGGATGAGACCTCTCACAAGATTTATGAGTTGGTAACCCATTTTATAGGGGCTAGCACTTATCCCATCCATACCTACGCTCCCAGTCTGCTGCGTTTGTCTTGCTTGCCAGATTTGCGTGGCAAGTATCATCGCAGCTTCTCGTATAGCTGGGGTGGTCGCATAAGATTGGGTCTTGTGATCTGGGCCAGTGGCTACGCCATAAGGTAATACTTTATGAAATGTTTGGTTTGCAGCTGTCTTGTTGTACTGCACAAATGAATAGCCATTAGGGAAATTAACTTGGCCGTAGTTATACATAAATACTGGGATAAGGCTAGTAGTGCCAGATGTCGGTGGAATAGTACCAGTGATTGTGTGCGTGCCGTTAAATGTGGCAC